TTTGTTTCTCGGTAATATTCTTCAGTACCATCTGCTTCCATATCTTCTTTAGCATTTAATAAAAAATCATCTTTATTATTATAGCATTCAATACAATATTCATTATCTTCATTATTATCATCATGAAACATACAACCGCAGCCATACCATTCACAAACCATCTCAGTATCGATATCTAATAGATTGCTTATGTCGTCGCTACTTTGTATCCCGAACCAAAACTTGCCATTTATGTCTCCGCTATAAAAACGTCCCATTTGTATTATATATATATAAAATATTATATATATATCCTTTTTTTATATCTATTATCATCAGTATAAATGTTCATAAAATAATATTACTATATTTTACTACTATTTTGTTAGATGAATATATTGCCAATTGAATTAGTAAACATAATTCTTTCATATGATGGGAGTATTATAAAGGAACGGAATGGAAAATATATGAAGCAAATATCAAAAATGGATAAGAGATATGAAATTTTATTGAAAATACCTATAAAGGATCTTGTTTTTTTTAGTAAATATTCGGATTTTTCACATGTGAATGTTTGGTTTTTAGATAGAATATTTTGTTTGACTATGATTGGATATCCTAACACGATTTGTTATATTTTGTATAAGAATGGGTATACTATGGATGAAACAAGGCACCTTTGTAAGTGAAAAAATGCCATTTTTCTGGTATTATAGTTACGTGATCATATATACTTAAAAATATATACTTAAAAATAATAATGATTTTAATCCGTGATAATCAAAATCAAAATTATTTTTATAAAGAAGATAATTATAATATAGATGGAAATGACATCAATCTAATTATTCCTGAATTTCCCAAACCATTTGAGATAACAAAATGGGTAGTATTGTCATCTTGTTTCTTTTTAATTCCGGCAGTATATGCGTGTTTAAATGGTTACTGTCATTTGTTATATTTGTATGGTTTTTTGAGCATTTCTACGACTATTTGTTCTGTTAATCATTGGCGATGTGCTGAAGATGGAATGCGACGAAAAGTTGATAGGATCGTAGCAATAATAGTGTTTATTATATATGTTTCTACTGGAATTATATATTTACCTATTTATTTATCTGTAATAACTCTTGGAACAATTGTGTCATCATTTATTATATCTGATCATCTGTCTCAAAGACATCATCCATATTGGTTTATATCACATATGTTCTTCCATGCCTCTGTTTCTGTGACTAAGATTCTTATTATATATTACATATTAGACAATGATAGTCCGATAGTAGAAATAACTTGTAACTAATTTGCCGTAATAATGGGCATGTTATGTAGGTTATTTATGCCTCTTTTTTGTCCAACGAATCACCTGACCATATATGCTCACAAAATATTCTGTATATTTCTTCTATTTTTCTCAGTCACAAAAAAAAAGCCAAAAGTAAAAAGGGAATTGAAATTTGGACATTTATAAATGTCCAAAAACGGAAAACCAAAAAGAGTTTTGAAAATGACCCTTTTTTTCACTTTTGTACCATAATGGTAACAATTATTTTTTCTGTGATGAAAAAACTGTGATGCTAATTTTCCGCAAAATATTTGTGGGAATCTTTAGGCGTTTTTTTGTTGACATAATATATGAATATTTCAACAAATATTGCGAATATTCCGCCGACAAATTACGAATGCGAAACTTGCTCGATAATATGTCATAAATTAAGTGATTGGAATCGACACTTGCTTACCAAGAAGCACCGCGTCAACATTATTGGCGGAGTTTCAACAAATTCACTAATTTGCGAGTGTGGAAATAGTTATAAAGAACGTACTGGGTTATGGAAACATAGGAAAAAATGTGTCCAATATAACATTAATAAAAACATGAATATAAATGAACCGCTAATGATAGACACAACCACTATACCTGATCTAATACAAAAAGATAATCTAGTCGAATATCTCATTAAGGAAAATGCCGAATTTAAAACTTTAATTATGGAGTTAATAAAGAAGGATCATAATACAATAAATAATACAAATGTTAATAGTAATAATAATAACAATAATTCATTCAACTTAAATTTGTTTCTGAATGAGAAATGTAAAGATGCGATTAATATTAGCGACTTTGTGGATAATATTAAGATGAAACTATCAGATCTAGAGACGTTTGGCCACATGGGGTACGTCGAGGGGGTCTCAAGAATTATTATAAGAAACTTGAAAGATCTAGATACATATTCTAGGCCAATCCATTGTAGCGATTTGAAACGAGAAGTGTTTTATATAAAAGATGATGATAAATGGTCAAAAGAAGATGATGATAAAATGGTTCTAAAAAATGCCATTAAACAAGTGGCGAATAAGAATATAAAACAGATAACAGAATGGACGAATTTGAATCCAGATTGTAAGAAATCAGATTCAAGGAAGAATGATCAATATCTGAAAATAGTAATGAATTCCATGTCAGGAGGGTCGAATGATGAACAACATAATAATATTTCTCATATAGTAAAAAATGTCGCAAAGGAGGTTGTAATAGAAAAATAACAGAAAGACAAGGATATTATGCGCAAATAAGCTTCTTAGTTATATCTCTAATAAACCAAAATGGGTTGTATAATGTATTTACAAAGGTTGAAAAAACATAGTAACCAAAGCATCCTTTGATGCCATAATTAATTAAATTATAGTAATAATTAACATTTTTAGTAATATTATTATCAATGATTCCGATTCGAATTGATTGTATATCCAAATACATGGATCTCCTAATAGAGCTGATTGTTTTCCTATTATAAATAATTGTGTTAGACATCGCACTAGCTATATCCGTATCAATATTTTTAATATTAAATCTCAATTCATATTTACCAGCATTAGTAATTATAAAATAGTCAACTTTATTAAAATTGATATTACACTGATTCATTGATAATATTTTATCAAACAGTTTAATTAAATATATCATCTCATTTTTATCATCAAGGATGCCAAATGTAATATCATTTTTTAATTTATAGATAACAGATGTTAATGTATCTTTTTCAAAGTCAACATCAAACTCAAACACCTTTACAAATCCATTAACATTTTTATTTTCATGTCTATTCATAGCTAAGCTAGTATCAATGTTAATAATATAACTAGACAAATTCTCAATAATAAATGCCTCGCCAACTGTATTTACAAGATTAGGAAGGGTTTCGTACATTTTATATTATTTTACTATATTTAATATATCTAATATTTTTAAATTCAAATTATATAATAAATATATAACATTTATATATTATTTATATGATTCTATATTTACTAGGAACAATAATATTATTCATAATCTTATTTTTCATATTTATCCGCTTGAAGTTCAGGTTCTGGGCTTTACAGCCAGTTTTCCATATTTATGATCTATATTATTGGTTTTTTAATATAGGTATTATTCGGCATGAGTTTCCTGAAAAAAACCGATATACTAATTTCAAGGAGATAGAAACGTATAATTTTCAAAGAGTTCCGCAGCATAAAATGAAAGAATTTGTTACATTAGTCCAACATAATTATTTTAGAGAAAAGGACAACTTTTATAATCCAAAAAGTGACAATATTATCCCCTATTTTGAAGGCCACACATCGCCGTCATTTTGGTCTTTCTTTTGGGAACCGGATGTATTAATTAAGGTTAAAACAAATGAGACCATAGATGATAAGATGTTAGTTGGTGTAATAACGAGTCGTCCGTTACATGTGACGATTTTGAATTCGAATACGAATTCAAATAATCCGGCGAAATTTGATGTATTTTATGTAGACTATTTATGCGTCAAAAAGGGTTTCAGAAAGAAGAATATAGCCCCACAATTGATCCAAACTCATGAATATAATCAATGCCATTTAAATGGTGATATTAGTGTTAGTTTATTTAAAAGAGAAGATGAACTAACAGGTATTGTTCCATTAACAGTATATAAAACATATTGTTTTGACATGAAGAATTGGATAGATCCACCGGATCCGTTACATTCCAAGGTGAATTTGTTAGTTGGTGATAATCAAAACATGTATTATTTATATAATTTTATTAATGATCATCAGAATAAATGGGATATATCAATAGTTCCCGAAATAGGTAATTTATTGAAGTTAATTGAAACAAAAAATATGTTTATATCTATGTTACTAATAGATGGTGAAATAGAAGCAGTATATATCTTTAAAAAAACATGTACTAACATTGAAAAAGGTAAGGAAGCGATTTCATGTATTGCGTCGATGAATGGGACTGTATTAAATACAAAAGAATTTGTTCAGGGTTTTAAATATGCGCTGTGGGATATACTAGAAAAAGAGTCGAGGCGAAATATAAACATTTTTGGGTTTCTGATCATAGAAGATATAAGTGATAATAAATGTATTATTGATAATATACAAATAAAAACGTTTCCAATAGCGACATCTCCAACAGCATATTTCTTTTATAATTTTGCGCATAAATCGTTTAAAAATGGGAAAGTATTTATTATCAACTAACAAATGTGTGGGATGAAATAATATATATTAATAAACAACTTAAAGGGCTTTAAGTATGTTACAATATATATTATTTAATATTTATTTCCTTAATATATTATTGTTGAGAACATCCTGGAGGGACTGAGGTTGGATCAAAATTTTGGGAAGGTTGTTCTTGTATATTTATATTTGGGTCTATAATTTCCTTATTTGCTTCTATAACAATCACATCTTCAATTATTGGTTCTACAATCAGATCCTCTATTGCTTCTACAATCGGATCTATAATCGGTACTTCAACAATCGGTTCCTCTATTGCTTCTACAATCGGTACTTCAATAATCGGATCCTCTATAATCGGATCTTCAACAATTGCTTCTATAATCGGATCTATAATCGGTACTTCAACAACTGCTTCACCAATCGGATCTATAATCGGATCTTCAACAACTGCTTCACCAATCGGATCTATAATCGGATCTTCAACAATTGCTTCTATAATCGGATCTATAATCGGATCTTCAACAATTGCTTCTACAATCGGATCCTCTATAATCGGATCTATAATCGGATCTATAATCGGATCCTCTATAATCGGATCCTCTATAATCGGATCCTCTATAATTGGATATATAATCGGATCTTCAACAATTGCTTCTACAATCGGATCCTCTATAATCGGATCCTCTATAATCGGATCCTCTACAACATTTTCTTCTACAATCGGATCTTCAACAATCGGATCTTCAACAATCGGATCAACAATTAGTTCAATAATCACATCTTCAATAATTGCGTCTACAATCGGATCTTCAACAATCGGATCTTCTACAACAATTGCTTCTTCTACAAAGGGCAATTCTTCAATTAACATTGTAATATTTTCTTCATCTATAGGCAAATCATTTTCTGTCTTAATCAATAATAAATCCTTTACAAATTTAGTTTCAGGAATATTTAAAGAAACCAATAATCTAGAAATTGGCAACAAATTTATGTCGGTATTTGATCTAGGTGTTACTACTATTTTATAATTATTTTCGAGTATATCAACTTGAAGTCTAATGTTTTTATAACCAATATTATTAGAAGCGCATTTTTTCTTCAATTCAGGTAAATCCAACGGGTTATATCCAAACCCCGAAACATTATTGTATATTTTCTTTTTAAATTGTTGTAAATTTTGACAATGATAATGAACCAAACATAGATCAGTTATTACATATTTAGTCATATTATAGTGATTACCATGATCAATATTCCCATTAAATAGAGTTGAATTAAAAAACGACTTGGCATTTGCGCCATAATTAACATATACTCCATTTGTCGCTTCTAATGTGGCGCGTTGATATCCATCAGGACCAAGCAGTTTACAATTAATATAATTCATCTTATAAACGGCAGCTAATGGTAATTGTTTAAACACTCTACTAAAACTGTAATTGTCGCAATAGATGTTATTTGTGTTTTTATCATAACAAACAATAAATTCATCAATATTAATGGGAAATGCTAATTCAAATTTTCCACAAAAAGATCGCATAAAATTTGTCATATATTCGCCTTTTTTCTTATAATCCGGAAGACGATAAATGTTAATGTTATATTTTGATTTAAGTTTTTGAAGTACCTGCCATGTTCCATCTAATGATAAATTATCAATAATATATAAATTTTTGAAACCAAAAATAGTTCCGTGATACAGAACCCAATCAGTAACAACATCGGCCTCACCTTTTACCATAGTAAAAATTTTAGTCATGTATTATAATTATTTAACATAATATAATTATAATATTTAATTGTAAATATTTATTTATTCTCTTGTATTTATTTATTTCTTACCAATAAAGGATATAACCCGGTTAATCTTTCTGTTATCTATAATAACTTTGGTAATATTAGCATATATTCCACTGCTACTATTCACATCAAACACTCTAAACTTAACTGATGCTTTATCATTTTTTGACTTATTTATATCTAATCCAGTAAATTGTATTTGGCCAATTTTTGTTTTATAATCGCTTAAATAAGATGAAATATTGTTGTATTCTAAAAGCAAATTATTGGATGAATGTGATTTATCTGTCGTATTATAATAATTACCAATGAATGGATTATATCCATTTGGGTTTTTGCTAATTACAGGTGAAAGAGTATATGTGATACCATTATTAATTTGATCGTTAATATTATAGGTTCCAGTAAATAACACAGTTTCAGATATATCTAATGGCATTTTGTTTTTTTTAATAGACATGTGCTTTTGTTTTCGTGTTTTAATTTGTTTTCGTGTTTTAGGTTTATTCCGAGTTGATTTGGTCATATATAATATATAAATATTATCTTCATCTAACATATTTACTAACGCGCGCAAAACTATCAACAACAAAAATAATAAATATCCCTAAAAATGAATATAACACAACTTCCTCGGTGACATTGTTAGTTCGTTCATCCTGTTGATCTTCAAGTAAATTTATCATATAATTTAATTTTTCAATTAGCACCTGATTTGCTCCACCAGTATCCATGATACTACTACTATTATTGCTATTATTATTAAATCTACTCTGGTTATGATGTACTTTATTCAGATCTGTATTTAGTTTAGGACCTTCATAATTAGGCACTAAATTCTTAAAATATTTTTTAACTTGTTCGTTATTCATATAGACACCTTGTAGCTCTTGTAAATCCATAGCGTCATCTTGAACTGGTTGAGGGACAAACTGAGAACTATAATTATTTGAATTATTAGAATTAGCATCATATTCGTAGTTGTTTTTATTTGTCATGCCTTCTTGTTGCGGTTGCTGTTGTTGTTGTCTAGTTAAAGAAGGAGGCGCATATGGATTAATTGGAGTTATTGGTTGATAATTTGTTTTAACAGATGTATATTTTGAATTAAAATCTCCTAGAGTTTCGGATTCATCGCCTTGACTTTGATTATGAATAGAATTAAGAACCGAATTCACTTTCTCAGGCCTTATGAATTCACTAGTAGAAATTCGTTTTTGAGTTTTATTATTAGCCTGTCTTTTTCTTTCTATTATAGATGGTTCATTCATTTTTTCATTATCTATTGATGCGGCTGTCATTGCTAAAGACATTCTCTTAATAAAAATTAAGATAATTATTTAAACCTTTGGACAATTAAATCGTCAATTTATGTAACAAATATAAGTCGCTGATGAATATTTAGTGAAAGGGACTCTTCGAATAACATAATAAGGGTAATATTAGCGTTTAGAATGTCTAAATGTATAATATAACTAATAATAAGTCAAATAATTTTATAAAAATATATTGGTTATTTTATATAAGAATGACACTTACTAAAATGCAAGGAATTTTAGGTTTATTTATGATACTTGTTGTAATTTTATTGATAAACCCTGGACTCTATAATAATATGTATAACAATATTTTAGGACGAGTATTTTTAATCATATTGTTGATATTTTTTGCTATGAATAATGTTACTTTAGGCTTGTTAGTTGCGCTAATTATAATTATTGGTACAAATATGTCTTTTATAGAAGGCATGGAATCAGGTTCAGGGTCAGGGTCAGGTTCAGGGTCAGGGTCAGGGTCAGGGTCAGGGTCAGATGTAAAAGCAGCTGTTGCTGCGAAAATTTCTGCTGTTAAGGATTCTATTGCTGCTAAGAATTCTATTGCTGCTAATACATCGTCTAATCCGACTTCTTATTCGGATTCTTCTGATTCTTCTGATTCTTCTTCTCCTGATTCTTCTGATTCTCCTACTCCTAGTCCTAGTCCTCCTACTCCTATTACGTTAAACAAAGGCGTTACAATTGGTGATGATAATGTTACAAGTCATGTTGGTACTATTCAAGTAACTACTAGATCCTCATCAAAAGACAAGTCTTCTAAAGGAGTTGATAAGCAGGCATTAGAAGAAACAATAAAATCTATCCCATCAAATACCGTACATGTGTCTAAAGAAAATTTTACATCTTCTCATGTAAACGCAGCTGAACCACAAACTGCTATTAGTAAATTTTCATCACAATATGCTGGATTTTAAACTAAACAAATCAACTTAACAAATCAACTAAACAAATCAATATAAATTTTTATTATTTTTATATTAATTTAATATAGTATAGTAATGTCTAGTATTGTTTCATTCGTTCATGAGCATATAATGTTTCTTAATAATAGCAAATTTTTTGCCGGTGTTATTATGATTTTGCTAAACGTAGGTTCAAAATTTATTTCCATTCAATTTAGTCGATCAATGGAGGAATATTTAAAAATGAATGTTACAAAACAAATTTTGGTGTTTGCGATGGCATGGATGGGTACGCGTGACATATATACATCATTGGTTTTGACCGCGGTGTTTACCATATTGTCGGATCATTTATTTAATGAAGAAAGTCCTTATTGTATTGTGCCTAAAAAATTTAGGATATTAACAAAAATAATAGATACAAATGATGATGGTGTTGTGTCAGAAAATGAAATAAATTCAGCAATTGCTATTTTAGAAAAATCAAAGAAACACAAAAACAAAATGGATCAAAGAAAATCCTTTTTGATGTTCAATAGTAATATAACAGATAATGTAGATTCGCAATAAACTAAAATTACAATAAACTATAATATAAAAATATATAAGTATTATAAATATGGCTGCTGCTGTTATTAATAATACAAATCCAATTCCTGATTCACCTCTTAACCCAATTATCAGCAATGTAAATACGCCTAATCCCACTAATAAACCCGGTATAAATAAAATCCCAAAAATCCCAAATACAATAATATTCTATATTAAAACCCGTATAGCAAACTATTATAAACTCAATTACGACCCTAGCATGTCCGTGCCAAAAATAAACAGTCATACAGTCTTCATCAATCCTCTTGTAGAATATACCAAAAGAGCAATTTTTGATTTGCCAAATGACGCGCCAAAAGATTTGTTATTGACCCAATTTTTCCTACCAAATCAGTTCGATTCGCTAATTAATAGGATTCTAAGTAGTTTTACAAGCATGCAATCAAACCGCACATTGTCGCAAGCAAAAGAAGAAGGCGTTATTGATACTAACATTCAGCTAACAATTGAGACGTTATTCAAGCGCAATAATATTTTGTATATTAATAATAGACCATATACTATTGTTAGCAATAATTGGAATAAAGGTGATTGGGAGTTAGATACAAAACCAATTGAACAGTTAATTACTCCATTTGCTCCGCTTAAAGGCGATGAATTGGCAAATGCTGAGAAAGAATTAAATGATCTAGGTGAGGGGGTCCGTCTTGGAAATGCTTCTGCGGCTGGCATAAAAGATGACAATGAAGATGCTAAAACAGCGAATTCGGATAAATTACCCGAGAGCGATGAGGCGGCAGCAGCGGAGAAAGCTAAGCTACTATTTGTGAAGCCAGAAGACAATGATATATTAGATGAAATCCCTCCATCATTGGATTATTTATTGAAAGATGGGCTGATTAAAAATGATCCAATTGGGTGTACATCAATGACCAATAAAATGACGCCATGTACTCCTCTTACATTTCTATTCCTAATTGACGACAAACAATTAAAAACATTTGTGTTGGGATCGGCACCCGGATTAGAATTATATAATAAATATACAGAGGCTAGAAAGGCGGTATTAGATGCCACTGATTTGTTTTTTGATTTGATTATGATTGATTTTGGTGTTATGAAGAAATCATTTGATGATGTTGTATTGGAATTAAAGAGGTTTATTGATGAAATAAACAAAAAAATACAATCAAGACAAATACCTAAACAAACCGAAATAAATACTGCTAAAAATCAGGTTAAATATATGAATCAACAGAAAAATGAATATATGAAATCTCTATATAATTTATCCAACGCATTATTGGATATTTTCAATAAACAACAACAATATTTTGTTAGTGTAGTGGATCTATTAATGTTTATTAAAGACAATTATAGACAAATCATTGGTTATACTAGAAAAACAGATCCCTTATTGGCGCAACAATGTATTGATTTGGATATCGATATTTTCAAAGGGTTATCATCAAATAATACACCCACGGGTAATATGATTAAAAATAGAGAAAAAAGGGCGAACCCTACTCCTACTTACAACCCAGATCTATCAATTTATTCAGACGCATACAATCAGACAATTCAGGATTATAAAACCAAACATAGCGAATGGTTTACTACTATATTTATGAATCAATATGTTAAAAATAGTGTCGTGCCCAATATAAATGAATCGGTTGAAATGGAAAAATATAAAGCCAATCCCGAGTTGATTGATATTGAACATAGACAATATACTATATACATGTTAGTAATCATGTTATATGCGTTTATGAATCAATCAGATATATGGCGTATATATTTTGCGCCCATGTCTGATTTTATTACGAATATACAAGCAAGCGCAAATAAAAAAATAACAGATGCTGATACTAAAAAAACTGCGTATGAAACATTTACAGCTAAATTAACAAAAGAAAACAGTCCAGTATTGACAGATGATGAACTTCTTGATAAAATAACAGAAAAGGAGAAAAAAGATAAAGCAAGAGCGAGTGATAGAGCCAGTGGGAAATCTAAAATTTCTTTTGGTGATATCATGTCAGTCTTAAATAGTGATATTTCAGAACAAGAATCTAAATATATTGATTTAACTATTACGGAAATAGACGCATATGAAAATATTAGTTTATATATATATTTGCTTGAGTTACAGTGTTTGAGACAACATAGTTTATATGTTTCGGAGGAAAATATTAATCAAATTTATATAGAAATCGCAGATAATAGTGGCACATATTATGATGATATACAAAAATGTTTAACTGCTGCTAGTGCTAGTGCTATACAATTACCAAGATCATTAATGTGGGATATAAGCAAGATAAATGAAGTGAATACTATTGAGGCTAGAATTAACAGTAATGATGTTTTGAGAAAATTGTATGTAAGTAAAAAATATTCAATAAAATATTCGATTGATGCTTTGGACACATATTGCGATACAATTAGTAAAATGATCGATCCTGTTATTGACACAAATGGGTTGACTGAAATGTGCGATAATCTAAAATCAACCCCTCAAAACAATACATTTTTTACAAAGTTTCCACAGTTTATACCCCGCATTCAAAAGTGGATATTGAATGAATTAAAAGATTATGATATACAGTCTACAAATGAATTAAATTCGCAATTAAAACAAGTAATTCGAATGAATAGATTGAGTGGATATGAGTTTCCTAATGATTGTCAGGATTGGATAGTTCTAAGAGATGATACGGATTTGAATGGGTTATTAGATCCAAATACTGGTACAACTGTTACTGATATAATTCAAATGTTAAATGTGCCTGATTCAAATATGGCAACTGTTATACAAATGGTATTTGCCAAATATAAAACAAATTTAATTATTTTTGATTTAACAAATTTTGAGAACACAATTAAAGAAAATGATTTTGTTGTTATTACAGTTCTAACTAGTTCTTCTCCTACTCCTACTCCTACTCCTACTCCTACTTCTAGTGCTATTCAAATATATAAAGTTATAAGTGTAGAAGGTGACGATTGTACAATTCAATCTATGAACTCTGCTCCTGAAACAAAACTCAAATCTGAATTAAAAAAATACGTAAATGTATCCATAATTTGTGAGGCATTAACAAGTGCCAATTTAAACACACCAGATGCTAAATTTATGTATTTTGTAAAAACAGATATATCTGATCCTGCGTCTAAACAGGAACAAATATTAATACCATCATTGAATTCTGAAGAACCAGGGACAACAGGAGCAACAGGAGCAACAGGAGCAACAGGAGCAACAGGAATAAAATATGAATTAGTATTTGATCATATCAAAAATAAATTAATTTATGGTATTGATGATATTAATGAAATACCAGATGACATTATTATGTTTTTATCTGACACCTGCGCTGCTGTACAAGGTACCGCAATTGCTGTAAAAGCAAAAACATTACCCAAAAAACCAGCCATCGAAAATAAAGAAAATTTAGACTTGTTAGCAGAAAATAAACTTGATGTAGAAGACTTGGTCGAGGAAAATACAGACCTTGAAGGTAATATTGAATTAGCAGATACTTGCTTACAAAAAATATCTGGTACTAATTTTAAAAAGGGTTATGAGGATAAAACATTGTATCAATATTTAATAGAAGAAGAAGATGATCTAACCACATTTCTAGATAATTTTGGGGATAATTATTTTAAGGAAGACTCAAAATTAACATCCTCATCCTCGGAAAAAGGAATAAGAACAAAATTTCAAAATAAAATAAAAGCCATTTTAAATACCCCCTTATTATTAAATGATTATCAAACAACGATAAAAGGTTTCAAAAAAATTTTGGAAGATTATAAGAAAAAGTTGTCAACAAAAATAGATGAAAATAATATCGAAATAGATAGGAAAAAGGAGGATATAGATGCTGGAAAATCAGTATTGAAAGATGAAGGTATTTATTTGGATGAAGAAGAAAGTCGTATTAAACGGACAAAGGAGACACCAATCGCTGACATGGAACAATCTGAATTACAAAAGGAGAGGAAAAAGGATGGAAACATACTTAGAAAAATAGAGGAAATATTATTAAAAACATCTGATACAATTTTAAAAAAAAAATATACAGAATATAAAAATGTATATGAGACTAAACTGGAAGAAATAAAGACTGCTCTTAAAGCAAAGAAAGGATCAAAGGAAGAAAATGTAGTAGAAGAAGGAGAAGGAGAAGGAGCAGAAGCAGAAGCAGAAGAAGCAGAAGAAGCAGAAGAAGAAAATAATTCAAATCGATCATCAAAAGTTAGTGTCTCTCGTATAAGTAGAGGAGGACCTATAAGTGGTAGAATAAGTGGTAGAGGTAGAGGTCGAGATAGAGGTCGAGATAGAGGTAGCGGTAGCGGATCAGCAGAAGGAAGTTCAAAAGACCTAACTGGAGGCAGAGCCAGTGAAGAATATTATTCAAGTACACACAACAATCAAGCAATATCTGATCAACCACCTATGCCTTACGGCCAACAACCATTGCTTTATGGCCAACAACCAATTCCTTACGGTCAACAACCATTGCTTTATGGGCAACAACCAATTCCTTATGGCCAACAACAGATACCTTACGGTCAACAACCATTGCTTTACGGTCAACAACCAATGGGATACCCAGGCCAACAACAAATGTTAATGAATATGAACCAATATAGTCACACAAATAGAGCCCTAGAATTAACATCTAAATTGGCATATTATGTCTCTATCGAACTTGAATTATATCCAGGTACATCAGTAAATACAATTCAAATGGCAGCAGTTAAATGCGCATCAACATTTGAAAGAATTCGTGAATCAATTGCGGATATAAGAGGAGTCCAATATAGACCAGGAGTAATGGATGAATCATATACTTATCAAAATTTACCAATGGAAACAAATAATAAAAGTATAGAAGAAAATAGAGGAAAGGAAGAAAATAGAGGAAAGGAAGAAAATAGAGGAAAGGAAGAAAATAGAGAAACTACTAACAACCAAATGACCCCCAAATTTGGAGATTTAAGAAGAACCAATCAAACTGGAGGAAGTATAAAACATCGTAAACATAAAAGGAGAAGTATTAGTTGTAAAATTTACAGTAATAAATAAAAAATTGAAAAAGATATAAGTATTAAATAATTATATTATTAATAATAATATAATAATATGAAAAATATGAAAAATAATACATTTTTTACAAAATTAAATAGCGAAGATATTGATCGGTTACAATTGGACATCGCAGGTAGTTTCTTTATGGATCTTATTGGTCAAAATATGCCTATATTTGTAAAGGTTCTTCAGAAAATAGTAGCACCTCCTACGTCAAAATTAGCAGAAGAGCTGACCAAATTACATGTAGAAAATATTACACTAGATCGAAAATTTGACAACGCGTTAATTCCAAGAGCCCGAACATATCGTGGTACAAATGATGATATTTTGGAGGTACATTGGCTGTTTGTAGTTCAAGATGATGATAGTAAGCAAAGTAAACCATGTGATTTAGATATGTCCAGTTTTACGGTTTTCAATCCATATGAGAAACGCATGCAAATCGATGGGTCGCAACAATTCTGCCAATCGCACGCATTATATATGGCATACAAATACTATTCGGGCATGCCTTGTCCCGATACGAATCCACGCGACGCCTACATAGACATGCTCGGGTTTTGGAAAACGCTGATAACTCACATGCCTACACTATTAAAATCAAAAAAGAATATTGGGAAGGTGTTGCGGCCAATTTTTAGGATGAATAAAGAGACGGAAACGGATAATGAATTAATAAGTCATGTAATAAACAAATTCCCAAAGGATATTCATGGGATATATGATATTATGAATACGGATAAAGCAAAAATAGAGTGTCCGGTTTGGCGATAGATAAATAAAATTGAAAAATATATATATAATAAATTAGTATATAAATATTTATGCTTAAAATGGATCTTGATCATTTAACAAAACATGAATTACAGCAGATGCTTACAAATACTCGAACGGAAATACAAAATATTGATGACGTGTCAATATATTCGGTAAGTTATTACCTTCATTATTGTTTAAAATATGTATTTAATAATCCGCATGATAAACGCGATCAATTGTTAAGCCAATCAACGGCAATTGAGATGGAAATCTTATTCAGAGAAGATGATGACAAGCGCGCAAAATATGACTGTCAAAGACAGCGAGATCCGTTGAGATATGGTAAAGTAAAACGGTCAAGAATTTAAGACTGTCAAACAAAACAAAATTAAATAAATGATACAATGACCTTGTTAACATCAAATACCAATTTCGTCTTATCCAGCACGTTTAACACACGTAACTTCTGTAATTCTATATATTTTTTTACAATATTTTCTATATTACATAGCCCGCCTTTTGCTTGTAATAAACTAGCGTATTCTGCGGCATTACAATAAAAATCACCAGTATCAGCGAACATTTGCCAGGCCTTTGCTATTAATTCTGGCGTTATTTTGTCATTTAGATTTAATGGAATTTGTCCTCCCAAATAATATTTTCCTTTACTACAGCCGTCCTTTGTATCCGCCAAGTATTTTTGTATAATGGATTTATCTGAGTCTATGTTATAGATCGCCTTTTCAGATTCGTCTTCTAAAACAAGATCTATTAATTGTTGTAGTGTTGGATTCATAATTTAATATATTACTATTTGATAATAGTAATATATCTTTAATATTTAATTCATAATGATATCACTGTTATGAATTATTCATTATGTAAACTTGGGACCTCATTTTGATTGCTTATTAATTTATTATATTCTTCTTTGGTTATTAGAATATATTCATTATCATCTATTGTTAATTTTTTATCTTTAAGTAAAGAACCAGGTCTGATTTTTTTGTATAAATAGTATAAACCATTACCAGAACCGTGTATAATCAAACTACTACATTTAACAATTATATGTAATGAAATGCTTGTAATTAAATCTATTAAATATAAAAATGCCATTTGTATATGTAATATAATTTATTTTAATATTAATATTTATTTTTCACGTTTTTTAGTGATGCGCATGCCCTTTGAACGCTTGCTCTTTCGGGTACTGCTGTGCTTGCCCTTTGAAAGTTTGCCAAAAGCCACTGGTTTTACCGAATACTTTTGCTCCACATCATATATTCTATTTGACAATGCTTGCGGTATTCTACCAATAGAACAAGCGCGACATGTGTAATCCATTAAATTCGCATATTTAACTCCAATTAATTGAAAGAACTCATATATTTGCTCCAATGATAAATCCATGATGCGCTCTTGTCTGCCTTTGAACCCAAATATTGCGAGTGCCGGTTTTACTAATTCCTTCCTATTCAAAATCTCTTTTAACACGTAGGTTAGTCCATCTCTGTAAATCAAATTAAAATTAGCAATATCAGTGCGCTCAGAAATTAAATTACCCGGGCTGAATAGCTGTTCATAACTAACAGATCCATCCATCGCGGTCCTTCTTAAGCGAATATCAGTTACTTGGAGTCCGAGTGTTTTATATAAATGTTGGTATGCTTGTGTTAATTTTTGCTTTGGATCATCTTTATAAAACGAAAAGTGTTTATTTGCTAGATATGTGCTCAAACTAGAAGTCTTTGACAAGTTTTCCAATGCTGATAATTTTTGAAATCCTGGAGTATCGACCATTTCATCATTATTGGTAATAATACCAGTTACCTGGCGTATATAATCAAATTTAACATCTTTGGCATATGCGTCAATGATAGCAGATGTTTCGCCTTTAGGCACATTTGAAAACCGGCGTTGAACATCTCGTATCGTATCTTCGTTCTTAAATATATTTCCAATTGCGTTTACATCAGGAACACAAGATCTACTATAAACGCGAACATTGTTCCTAAAATATTCTGAAATTGGTCGGTCTTTGGTCCAAGGCGTTGTTATATCTTCACAGCCGTGACCCATTATTGTCATAGACATAATAAGTTCTTCTAAAACTGTGATTTTTGCGATTGTTTCTGGTAATGCCTTGCTTTTATTGCTTTCTTCTTTTTGTAAACTTGCTTCCTTTGCTTCACTTTCATCTTCCTTTAACCCTTGATGTAACCCATTTGAAATATATAAACTAACAAAATCCGCCTTCTTTTTTGCCGCAGAGTATACTATTTTATTTTTTGTCAATTCATTTTTTAATTTATCAATAGTCATTGATTTACTAATTGACGCAGATAGATCCTCTTCTTTTGATACAGACATTTATAATTATAATTATAACTATATTATAACTATAAAATATTTTTTATACTGGATTATCTAAATTTTGTAAATCATTTGATGATGATGGATTTGATGATATATCATGAAGTGTGACTACTATCTTATGTTCGTCATCTTCAATTTGTATAGCCTTGTCCGGTATAGCCTTGTCCGGTATCTCATTATTTGGTATAACCTTATCCGGTATCTCATTATTTGGTATAACCTTATCCGGTATCTCATTATTTTTTTCTACAATTATATCTTGTAAAAATAAAGTTACTTTATCAGGATCCACATCATTGTATTGGATCTTCCCCTTCATGTAAGCCGAATAGAATACATTTTTCTCAGTATTAACATTAGAATATACATCAGCCAATTTGGTCACCATAAACAAAATATTAGTAATATATGTAGACGTTGTTTGACTGTCCAAGTAATAATTGTAAACCACAAATCCGGATAAAATTGTGTTTATAATAAACAGACCGATCGACGTTAACCCGGAATACATATAATATTTATCAAGCGCCCAAATGTTGTCACGTTTCGAAATAGGCAATTTTGCTAATGCCTGTTCAACGGAACTATTATCAAACGCAACGGACTTATTAACTTCTAAATAAGTGATCAATCTGTTCTCTCGCTTTATTTCCAATGAATACATCGCAATAAATGAAGCCATTGTAATAAAATTAAATACAAGACCGGCAGTGTAGAGCTCATTTTCAAGGACCATATTTTCACTGAGAGAGCAGACATGATTGTCGCATTTTTGCGGCACAAATAGGACTAAAAATGATGATACCATGACTCGATACATTTCTAAAGCAATAATTGGAATCATAGATACCTTTTGAATAAAATCCTGATCATTTAATTTGTCATTAATTTGGCCTAAAATAGTAGGAGTTTTAGAAATGGGTTTTTTTCTAGGTATAGGTATTGGTATAGGTAATGGTAAAGAAACTGATTTTATCAGGACAATTTGATCATTAATATCTGCTTCTTGCATCATTATATTATTGTATTGTATTATATATATTTAAAAATATTTTATTGAATAATTTAACTTTTAAATTGCTTGGTGCGCACCTTTTTTAATTTCGTATTAATAGTTTCGAGTTGACTTTCCAATTCGTCTTTCTTTATTTGGTAAGTATTCTTATCAATATTTATATGCGAACTGATTTCGTCAATTGATAATTGTAGTACATTTTGTGAAACTAATAGATTATTGTATAGCTGAAATAAGTTAATAAAATACGGATTTGGATGTTTTTTTGAGAATTCTTCAATAGAAACGGTTTCGGTAATTTCTATATTATCTAAATACAATTGCTTCTTAATGCCAATCATTGTATGTAAATTTGATTGAATATTATATTCTATTATTTGTTTTAATTCTAGTTGTAAATCATATTTCTTTAAATTATCAGTTATCTTTGATAATTTACCATTTAATTCATCGCGATCACTTTTTAACTTATTTATTTCTATCGCATTATCAATTGTGCTGATGCTTTTTTTTAAGAAATCCATTGTATATATGTATGTATGTATATAAAGCAATATATTTTTAAGCCATTTTTTCAAAATAATACTTTGGTTTAATTAAAAATGAGTTTGTACCTGCGTATCAATATCAACCATAATTGTTTCAACTGATTTTACATTAGCAGACGCATTTTCATCACTTATTAGAAATGTTGTTAAATTTAATATAATTTCGATACGGTCTTGTGTCCATAATTTAACAAGAGAAGCTGTTATATCACTCGTGTAAAGGGGCGATATATTATCTTTTTTGAACAATGAATCATTATAAATTTCTTGTAAATGATTGTCAATTAAAGTAGAATAATAATTAAGACATAGACGAATTATAGAGCACGTTTTGTAAGTCTCGCTAAGTCTTACAATACCATTTTGCGCGCATTTGAATAATTCCTTGAGTTTTGGGTTCTGTTGAATCGATGTTTTAGACAAATATGTTTGACATGCTAATTGTATTGGATTATATAAATATTGTATATCGGTTTTGTTAGTGCTAAATATATAGCGACAGAATGATTGAAACGGACCGGGTTCTTGTAAAAAAATAATATTCTTGGAAATACAAATTTTTGTACCCACAGGTTTATTGCTCAGGATAGCAAGTTTGATAATGACAGACAGGGGATCTAAAATATATAATTGTA